AAAAAATATTAATGCAACGCTTACAACAAAAGCTTGCGGAAAAACAATTAGATGTTAATGCAAAGGAAGCCAGCCATCGCAGCGTATTCGTTGCTGGCTGGCGACCAGCTATAGGATGGTGTGGAGCCCTTGCCTTATTTTTTGCTTTTATATTATCGCCATGTATTGATTGGTATGCAAAATTTTCAGGTATGGATATTGTACCGCCTGCTATAGAAACTGGACCCCTTCTAGCAATTGTCACTTCAATGCTCGGCGTATCGGGTCTCCGCACTTTTGAGAAGGCAAAAGGTTTAACAAAATGAAAAAAAGAAAATTAAAAGATTTAAGTGGTGACGGTAAAATAACTCGTAAAGATGTTTTAATTGGTAGAGGAGTCATTAAGAAAAAAAATGGTGGTGAACTAGATATTAAAAAAGCAATTAAAAAACCTGGAGCTTTACGTAAATCTCTTGGTGTTAAAAAAGGGGAAAAAATTCCTGCAAGTAAATTAAACAAAGCTACAAAAGCAAAAGGTAAACTTGGTCAACGAGCAAGATTTGCAAAAACATTGTCTAGGTTAAGAAAAAAATAATGGGTAAACTTTGTGCAAAAGGTAAAGCAGCGGCTAAACGTAAGTTTAAAGTATATCCAAGTGCATATGCTAACATGTATGCAAGTTCAATTTGTTCTGGCAAAACAGTTGAAGGCGGTAGAAAAAAACCAAAGAAAAAAGCTAATGGAGGAATGATAAATAAAATTTCTCAACAAAGAAAAAAAGTATCTAACTATAATCAAGGCGGTATTGCTAAAGGTTGTGGCGGTATTAAAGAAAATAGAAGGAAAGTAACCACAGTAGCATAATGGCTAAAAAAGGATTAAGAGAGTGGGTTAAAGAAAAATGGGTAGACATAGGTGCTCCCAAAAAAGACGGTAAGTATCAACCATGTGGTAGATCTAAAGGAAGTAAAAGAAAATATCCAAAATGTGTGCCAATTGCAAAAGCAAGATCAATGAGTTCATCTCAAAAAAGATCCGCCGTATCTAGAAAAAGAGCCGCAGGCAATCCAGGTGGTAAACCAACCAATGTAAAAACTATTGTAAAAAAATCTAATGGAGGATATATAACCGTAAATCCAAGAGGTTTTGGTAGAATGTTATCTAGTAAAAGACCAACAACAAGAATATTTACATGAAGAAAAATAAAGTAAAAAAAGTAAATAAAGTAATTAAAGGTTTAAAGAAAGCATCCAATTTACATGCAAAACAAGCAAGAACTTTACAGAAGGTAATAAGAAAAAAGTGACATACGACGAATTAGCTGGTTCAGTAAAACTATCCGAAGGTTTCAGAGATCACGTATACATAGATACGGAAGGATTTCGTACAATTGGATGGGGTCATAAAGTAGTACACGAAGATAATTTTGAAGATGGTAAAACATATACCAAAGAAGAACTACAAGAAGTATTTGATAAAGATTTAAACACTGCAATAGGTAAAGCTAGAACACTTATGGAAGAACATGGTGTAACTGATTTGCCTACAATAGCGCAGCATACCATTACCGAGATGGTATATCAGCTTGGCCCTACAGGCGTGTCCAAGTTCCGTAACATGTGGAAATGCCTGCAGGAAAGCAATTTTATAGGCGCGAGTTACGAGATGCTCGACTCAAAATGGAATAAACAAACTCCAAATCGCTGCAAAAAATTAGCTGACCAAATGAAATCATGCGCTTAGAAAATTTTTTTACACATTATAAAAAACAATTAATTGCTAGACAAAAGCAAGTAGAAGAAGCTATATTAGGTGGCTTGTGTAAAAGTTGGGAAGATTATAGATATCTTACTGGAAAACTTGATGCACTTAAACAAGAAGAACAGGAACTCACGGACCTGCTAAAGAAAACGGAGCTAGAATGAGTAAATTGATTATGCCAAAACATGTGTGGGATGGTAAGAAAAAAGAGAAGCAAAAGAATGAATTAGAAAAAGTTCCAAAACCTTGTGGTTGGAAAATAGTTTTATTTCCTTTAAAATTGGAAAGAAAAACATCAGGAGGATTACATCTTACTGATGAAACAATTGAGCAAGCTCAAGTTTCTACTAATGTTTGTAAAGTTTTAAAAGTAGGTGACTTAGCTTATAAAGACGAAACTAGATATCCAACAGGACCTTGGTGTAAAGAGGGGGATTGGGTTATCATTACCAAATATGCAGGATCGCGTTTAATGATCGATGGTGGTGAATTAAGGATAATTAACGAAGATGAAGTTCAGGCAGTTGTTGATGATCCACGAGATATACTGCCACCTAACTTAATATAACATGGAGGGACCATGCCGACTGTAATAAATACTCAACAGGAAACAGATAAAACTGTACCTATTGATACATCTGGAGATTCAATGGATATTGAAATAAAAGATGAAAACAAAGAAAATGTAGATCAACAAACAATTGAATCTACTGAAGAAGTAAAAAACGATGATGTTCAAGAAAATAAAGATCATGATGAGGAAGAGGAATATTCTGAATCAGTAAAAAAAAGAATTAATAAACTTACTTTTAAAATTAGAGAAGCTGAAAGACAAAAAGAAGAAGCTTTAAAATACGCTAACAGTGTTAAAAAAGAGAGGGATGATCTTAAAGGTAAAGTAGTTAAAGTAGACGAGGGCTATTTAGATGAATACAAAAAAAGAGTTTCTTCAGAAATGGATAAAGCTCAAAGTATTCTTCAATCCGCTATTAACGCTGGTGATGTTAAAGCGCAAGTTGAGGCTCAAAAAGCTATTGCTAGATTAGCAATAGAAGAAGAAAGAGCTGAAGCTTCTTTAAAACAAAGATCTGAAAAAAAAGAAACTAAATCAGATCAAACTTCAAATGAAAATCAAGAAAAACAACCTAAACCACAACCTGATCCCAAAGCCGAAGCATGGGCTGAAAAAAATAAGTGGTTTGGTACAGACGAAGCGATGACTTATACTGCCTTATCTATTCATAAAAGACTTTTACAAGAAGAAGGGTTTGACGGAAAGACAGATGAGTACTATAATGAGCTTGACAAACGAATTAAAAAAGAGTTTCCTCATAAATTTGAGGATAAGAACAAAGGTAGCCGTCCCGTCCAAGCGGTAGCCTCTGCTAATAGATCGACAAAAGCTGGACGTAAAGTTGTGAGACTCACACCCTCCCAGATAGCAATAGCTAAAAGACTTGGTGTGCCACTTGAAGAATACGCAAAACACGTGAAGGAGGCGTAAATGACTGAAACAATTAAAAAAACCTCACGCAAGCAAGAGACTCGTGAACTAACTTCTCGTAAGAAAAGTTGGGTTCCACCGTCAAACTTAGATGCACCTGAACCACCTGAAGGTTTTCACCATCGGTGGGTTAGATATGAATTTAGAGGTAATGCAGACGATAAGAATGTAACCGCTAGACTCAGATCAGGATATGAACCTGTGAGAGCGGATGAATATCCAGACAGATTAGATTTACCTCATTTAACAGAGGGAAAATTTAAAGGCATTATAGCTGTTGGTGGATTAATGTTAATGCGATGCCCACTTGAAATTAAAGAGTCAAGAGATGAATATTTTCATAATTTGACAAATGATCAACAAAAATCTGTTGATAATGATTTAATGAAAGAGGAACATCCATCAATGCCAATTTCTAAAGAGAGACAATCACGTGTCACATTTGGTGGTGACAAAAAATCTTGATGGTCAAGATCTATGTTATCGCTATAGTCTAAAGGAGACATAACATGGCTAATATAGATGCAGCATTTGGTTTACGTCCTTACGAAAAATCAGGCTCAAATTATAATAACCAAGGTGTTAATGCGTATCCTATTAACTTCGAAGGCTCAAGTAGTGGAACAACAAGTTTAATTTGGACTGGAACTCCAGTCATCCCTCTAGCTAGTGGATTAATAGATGTACCAGGAAACGCCAATGGCGGTACTGTACCTTTGTTAGGTGTCTTCATGGGTTGTAAATACATTGCAACTGATGGAACTCCAACATGGGCACCATACTGGCCTGGTTACGCGGCAATTAAGCCGTCAACTGAAGCAATCGCTTATGTGTGTGATAACGCTAATTCATTATTTGTAATTAATGCTGATGGTGCGTTACCAGATAGCGCTTTGTTTGCTAACGCAAACTTTGCAACAGCTGTTACTGGAAACAACACATCTGGTTACTCTTTAGGAGAACTAGCAACAGGCACTATCGCATCAGGATCTGCAACTTTAAATATGAAGATTGTAGGATTTGATGATGAAGCTTCAGTGGCAGAAGGTGCAGTTGATAAAACTGCAGCAGGTCGATTAGCGATCGTAAAACTTAACGTTCATTTCATGAACTCAACCGCAGGAATATAGGAGATAGGATATGGCTATTAATAGAGCACAGCTTGCCAAAGAACTAGAACCTGGTTTAAACGCCCTGTTCGGTTTGGAATACGCACGCTACGAAAACGAAGCGGCTCAAATATTTGACCAAGAGTCAAGTGATAGAGCTTTTGAAGAAGAAGTAATGTTAGTTGGATTTGGCCAAGCTAATGTAAAAGCAGAAGGATCAGCAGTTGGTTTTGATACCGCTTCTGAATCTTTTACTGCTAGATACACTCACGATACAATCGCTTTAGCGTTTGCATTAACTGAGGAAGCTGTCGAAGACAACTTATACGATACTTTATCTTCTAGATATACAAAAGCCTTAGCAAGATCTATGGCTTACACAAAACAAGTTAGGGGTGCTAACGTATTAAATAATGCGTTCACAGTAACTGGTGGAGACGGCGTTACATTAGCTAACACTGCTCACCCAACAGCACTAGGTGGTACTTTCTCAAACAGAAGTGCTACTGATGCAGACCTTAACGAAACTTCATTAGAACAAGCGATGATTGACATTGCAGGTTTTATCGATGAAAGAGGGTTAAAAATTGCAATGAAAGGACAGAAATTAATTATTCCTGTTAACTTGCAGTTTGTAGCTGATAGGATCTTAGAATCCACACTCAGAGTCGGTACTGCTGACAACGACATTAACGCTCTGAAAAATATGGGGATGCTACCAGGTGGTTACACAGTTAACCATTATCTAACGGATACGGATGCGTACTTCATTAAAACAGATTGTCCTAATGGATTTAAACACTTTGTAAGAGCACCACTTGCTACTGGCATGGAAGGTGATTTTGACACAGGAAATATGAGATACAAAGCTAGAGAGAGATATAGCTTTGGTTACTCAGATCCTAGAGCTGTCTACGCTTCACAAGGTTCGTAAAAAATACTGGATCCTCCCAGATCAAAGAAGGCGCTTGTAAGAGCGCCTTTTTTGTTTTAAAA